GAATAGTACACCAATCAACCTACCTAAAAAACCTTGGTATTCCGGGTTGCTGGCAAAACCTACAAACCCCTGCGAAAACTGCACTATTGGAAGCTGGGGAGCTTGCAATCATTTGGAATATGGCCGTTGCAAATATGCCGAGCCCGAAAAAACAGGGTTGAAAACTTTCCTCTCCGGATTGGTGCTGCTCGTTTCGGGCGCACTTGCCGCACATCCACATCAAATTGGCTACTTAGTTACAATCGACAAAGGGGCGAAGGAACTGGAAGTGTACCAATTCGACGACATATATATGGTAGATACGCTGGTAATCCTGAATTTCAGAAAAATCATTTCAGGCTTCGCCGCCGAAATGCTTGCCGATTCGCGCCACTTTCAAATCATTAGCAACTCAATAGAATTCTACTGCGAGAAAAAACGGATTGTTGGCACCCGGAAAGATGGTAGTTTGAAATTCAGGAATCTTAAATGGCAAATATTATGACAAAACTCAGCTACCTCGCCACCGGCAAACGCTTCCTGCGCAAAGTAGCCCGCCAACGCCAAAGCCTGCAAAGGCACGGACAAGGCTACTTGCCGCCATCGCTCACAAAAGGCCCTGATGCCTTACTCTACCACCTGCGAACCATCCACAGCGCCGACCAACTGCACCGCTATATCCAGCGCAAAGAATCGGAAATAAAAATGATGATACCTACCAACTGCACAAAGTGGTTCGATGAATTTAGGGAGCTGCTGTGTGGGGTTGGGGAAAGGGTTGAAAATTAAACCACATAAAAACTGAATTATGAACAAAATAACTTATCACAAAGATTGTCGCCATCATGCAGCTGTAAAAAGAGTGAAACGTCAATTTATCAAGATTCTTAAACAAGCTGAACACATTGAACCAAGCTGTAATATTGCATTTACCGGTGTGGCTGAGAGAGATTTATTTGAGTTGAAATACATAATCAGTAAGCACTACAAAAAGGTACATACCAGGTTAACTGAAGAAATAAAGGAATTACCAACCAATGCAGAATTCAGCCGTGAATTTTATCATCACACCTTATATTTCATTGATGATATTGAGGAAATAATCGACTTTATACACAACAAATATCCTGTCAATGTGATGGAGTACACCTTCACATTCAGTAATCCTGAAGCTTCAGTAGAAGAAAAAAAGATGGAATATCAATGGCATTTTAAAGCCAATCCTTTAACCTGTTTCAGACCAGAATATTTTGCATACCGTGGCGAAAACAAGCGACAGATTTGGCCTTTTACCCTTTCTCCTTCCGACCTTGATGGAGTTGATAAAATTGTAATTAAATACCAGTAATAAGAAACTTATGAAAGAACACCCGATTTTATTCTCCACCCCAATGGTGCAAGCCATTTTGGAAGGAAGAAAAACGCAGACCAGGCGAATTTGCAAACATCAACACTGGTCACATTCAGAGCTAACCGATGTAAATGTAAATGGCATTTCTCAAAAAGTAGATCGTAGTGTTACTTGCCCATACGGACAGCCCGGCGATTTGCTTTGGGTGAGGGAAACATTTTGTTTTCCATCTTTATTTGATGGGTTTGAAGATGATTATTATTACAAAGCAAATTTCAATCCGGGTAATTTTGAAACGAGACATGCTTCTCAGGGGTGGAAACCATCCATCCACATGCCCAAGGCCGCAGCCCGCGTTTGGCTCGAAATTACGGAGGTAAAAGTGGAAAGGTTGCAGGATATTTCGGAGGAGGATGCTATTGCTGAAGGATGTTTCAAATATGGTCCGTTTGGTGAATATGCGGGTTCAAAACACCCATCTGGCGGAGCAATGACATATAGAGCTTACTCAAAAGCTGCACGCGCATTCCAATGTATTTGGGAAAGTATTAACGGAGAACAATCCTGGAAAAAAAAACCGTGGGTTTGGGTCATAAAATTCGAAGTGCTTTCAACCGAAGGAAATCCCGAAAATCTAAAGATATATCCAGAAAATCCAAACTTAATACCTTAATAAATCAATTCCACCATGCTAAGAATCAGAAGAAAAGGCCATGACCCTATTTTAGTCAAAATCAAAGGCAGCGTAATCAAGCGGATACCGAAAAAGTATGAACCCATAATTGAAATTATTGAAAGCAGGGGCGAAAATGTACTGGATTATCTGGAATATGAGGACCACAAGTGGTTGCAACCATCGGAGCGGCTTATTTTGAAAACAATGCTTTTGCATGAAAACCTGAAATCGTTCATTGAGATTGCCAGGCAAAACCCAAAAACGAAAGGTTTCATCAACTTCTCGGAACCGGTAAAAGTGCAGCAAATAATTACGAGAAACACTAAATATTTCTCCGTGAAATTTGCCGGTGGCCACGAACTGAAATGCCCGGCGGAACTCTACTGGGGTTCGCCAATTAAAGAGACTGTAAAACGATTGTATTGAAAAAAAACCATCCTTCGACTACGCTCAGGATGACAAAAAAACCAACCAATGAAACAAATCTTTCAAGGCCGTCCCAAATCATCCTATTTTTTCATCATTCAGCCGCCGGGTATCGAGGTTGCGATTGGGGAAAATATTAAATGCATAAATCCAAAAAACAACCAGGAAACAGTTGCGCTTTGCAGTGGAAAATTCACTTATGAGTGGGCTAAAATACCCGACAGCTTCTGTTTGCTGAATTATGGTTTTAATGCCAACCAGGTTAAAACAAAAATAGAGGAAAAATACCCGGAGTTAAAAAACACGCCTGAAGTTAGATTCATCTTTCTAAAGGAAAAAAAATAACATAATATGGACGTACGCGAAGTAATCGACCGCATAAATGAAGATATTACCGAGATTGTAGGCAATTACGTTGAATTGAAGACAATCGGCAATAAATACAGAGCTTGTTGCCCGTTTCACAACGAAAAAACCCCATCGTTTACAGTTACTCCAGCCCGGGGAATTTATAAGTGTTTTGGCTGCGGAAAAGGTGGCGATGCCGTAGGTTTTATCCAGGATCATGAAGGTGTCGACTTTAAAGAAGCGTTGCAAATTGGGGCCAAAAAGCTGAATCTTGATTTCCAGTGGATAACCGACAAATCGAACTTTAACGACGATGAATATAAGCACAAAGAATCGCTCCGGATTGTTTGCCAAAAAGCTGCTGAATTTTATAACGAGTGGCTAAAGCAACAATTCCCATCAGGTATAAAATATCTCAAGGATCGTGGCTTCGACCCGATATCGGAAACCTGGACAGAACCGGCAAAAGTAAAAGAGCCTGTTGCTAAGCCGGTAGAAGCAAAGCCGGTAGAAATAGATCCATTGTTTCGTGATGCTGCTGAAATCGTAATTATCGAGCAAAATGCTTCTGTATCGAACCTTCAGCGAAAGATGAAACTTGGGTATAACCGGGCAGGAAAAATAATAGATCAGCTTGAAGTTGCTGGAGTTGTTGGCCCGAATGACGGTTATAAAGGCCGGAAAGTTCTTTTAGCCGATATAGATGCACTTGAATATGCGCTGGATTTGCAGCACCGGCAAGCCGAAAGCGAACCTGAACCGGTACCGGAGATAGTTGAAGGTGTTGTGCGCGAAAACAACGTTATTCCGTTTATGCTCGGGTATGCCCCTGATGGAAACATGCTGCTGCAATGGGCAAAAAAAGAAGCGATAAACCTGAATTTACTCATAGAAGCCGATCTGATCAAATCGAAAGATGGCCGCGAGTATGATACTTTCAGAAACAGGATCATATTCCCGATTTGCAATAAAGCCGGTAAGGTAATCGGGTTTACTGGTCGCACGCTGAGTACTGACAAAAACATACCGAAATACCTGAATACCGGCGACACCCCAATTTATTGCAAGGGGAATGAGTTGTTTGCTTTAAACCTGGCACGTAACGAAATTAAGAAGGAAGATAAAGCGTACTTAGTTGAAGGAAATTTTGACGTGGCCCGGTTGCACCAGATCGGAATAATAAATACCCTCGCGCCCTGCGGAACTGCTTTGACAATTGAACAGGCGAAGCTGCTGAAGCAATATACAAATAAGGTAACGCTGATTTACGATGGCGATTCGGCCGGGCAAAAGGCGATGTCGAAAAATGCGGAAATACTGATTAGGGAGCAATTCCACGTTTCGGTTATAATACTCCCGGAGAAGGAAGATCCGGATACAGCTTTCCCAACACTCGAAGCCTTTGAAAGAGCCAACAACAAACAGGTAGATTATATTATATGGAAAACGGCAGGCGTAGCCGAAAAGAGCCAGAACCCGGCATATAAGGCTGATTTAATTAAGGAGATTTCATTCCTGATTACCAGGTACGACGAGCCATCGAAACACGAAGTTTATTTGGATGAAATTGCAAAGATTATAGGGCCCAAAAAACTTTGGCAGGACCACTTCAAGAATTGGCTGGCCGATAAAGCTCCGGTTGAGACAAAGAAGTCGAGGGCAATCCCGGCAACCGTGTCGCTCGATGAATATTACGAACGAGGATTCTATGTCGATCACAACTGCATGTATTTTCAGGATACAAAAGGGCATCCGAAACAGCAAAGCAATTTCACGATGACCCCGCTTTTTCATATCGAGAGCACAGTAAATGCAAAGCGTTTGTACGAGGTAAAGAACAATCACGGAACGGTTCGTGTAATCGAGATCCCGCAACGCGACCTTGTATCGATATCGGCATTTAAAGTTAGGATTGAAAGCCTGGGGAACTTCCTGTGGACAGGATCGGAAACCGACCTGAACCGTTTAAAATCGTGGCTGTACGAAAAAACAAACTCGGCCAAAGAGGTTACACAAATGGGCTGGAACAAGGATGGAATTTATGTGTGGGGAAATGGAATTTACAATGGCAAATTTACCGAAACCGACAGCTATGGAATTGCTGCCCACGGTGGAGAAAATTACTATATCCCATCGGCATCGAGGATTTACGCCGGAGAAGAAAACCTTTTCGAATTTGAACGAAAATTTATTCATGTGGAAGGAAACATATCGCTCCGGGAGTACATGAAGAAATTTACCAAGGTGTTTGGCGACAACGGTAAAATTGCGCTCAGTTACTACTTTGCCAGCCTGTTCCGCGACATCATTATCCGGAAGTTTTCAAAGTACCCGGTACTGAACCTGTTTGGGCCAAAAGGAGCCGGTAAAAATGCCTGTGCTGAATCGCTGCTTCATTTCTTTGGTCGGTTGCCTAAAATCCCGAACCTGCACAATACTTCGAAACCTGCGTTAGCCGATCATGTGGCCACCAGTTCTAATGCGCTTTGTGTGTTGGACGAATACCGGAACGATTTGGAAATGGAGAAGCGGGAGTTTTTGAAGGGATTGTGGGATGGAACCGGTCGCACCCGGATGAACATGGACAAGGACAAAAAGAAAGAAACAACGTCGGTTGACCAGGGAGTGATTGTTTGTGGCCAGCAAATGGCGACGGCTGATATCGCCCTGTTTTCACGCTTCGTAGTGCTATCGTTCACTCAAACTGAATTCAGCAAGGAAGAAATAAGGCTTTACGAGGAACTGGAAGAAATAAATAAACGCGGGCTAACACACATTACCCACCAGATACTGAAGCACCGGCCGTTTTTCAAAGACAATTATTCGAAGAAGGTAGATGAAGTTTCGCTGAAGCTGGAGCAACTTTTAAAAGGCCAGTCCGTTGAGACCCGCGTATTTAACAACTGGCTGATGATCATGTCGGCATACGCCACGCTCGATGATGAAATTGAACTGCCATGGGATTATACCGAAACCATGCAGCTTGCCGTTGACCTTATGCTTCGCCAAAACGGCGAAATGAAAAAGAACGACGACCTTGGCCACTTCTGGAAAATTGTTGGATACCTGGCCGGCTCGAACCTTATTTTTGAGGATGGAGATTATAAATTTGTATATGCCGATCATGTTACGCGCCGGTACATGGATGGTGGACAATGGAAAAGCGATAAAATACAGTACCTGGAACCCAAACAATTGTTTTACCTCACCACAAGCCGTGTGTTCTCGATTTATAAAAGCCAATGCCTGCGCGAAGGCGATAAACCGCTGCCGGAAGCCACTATTGAATACTACCTGAAGAACTCAAAAGCATTCCTTTTCGAAACCAAGAAAGAATCGTTTAAGAAAATCGACCCCAAAACAGGGCACCAGGAATCGCAAATGGGCATTGTGAGCGGAGTAGAACAATCGATCGGCAAGAAACGCACAAGCACGACTGCCCTTGTATTCGATTATGCGCTGCTGAACATCTCCATAGAATCGGGCGATCCGGACGGATACCAGGAAACTACTGAAGAAGCCAAACCGATTGAAAATCCGGTGGCAAAACAGCAAGAAGTAAAATTCGAAAACAAAAATACGGATGGTTCGGATGATGATGATGAATTACCTTTTTAAAGCACATAATTATGAAAGGAATTAAAATACACTGGACTCCGGAAATGATTCATCGCTTGAAATTTGAATTCAAATATGCTTACAACAAACCGCTGGCCATTGACCTGGGAGTGAGCTGGCGTTCGCTCGTTAGAAAAGCCAGGGAACTTGGCTTGGAAAAAGAGGAAGCATTCCTGGAGAAAAGGAAACCGCAAATCCAGCGCATGGCACTGGCGAAACGCAAACCAAATCCGACCAAGGGAATGAAAGGCTGGTGTATTCCCAACAGCGAAGCCCACCGGTTCAAACCGGGAAACATTTCGCCAATGGCCACAGATCAGGCCGTGAGGGACAAGGTTCGCCGCACCAGGCTAAAAACAATTGGGGAAGAGAAGTATCGGATCCGCGAAGGAATCGACCAAATAACTAAATTAAAATTGAAAGTATGATTATAGATACCAATTTTCAAACACCGCCTTCAGTTTGTGACTATATGGCCGGGCTGGTACCTGATTCTGCAAAAACAATTTTAGAACCTACTCCTGGGATTGGAAATTTGGTTCAAGCATTAGAGGCTAAAAATAGATATCAGATCATTGCTGCAGACGATTTTTTCGTGTTTGATACAAAACAACGATTCGACTGTATTGTTATGAATCCACCGTTCTCGTCAAAATCAGCGCACATGGAGCATGCCCCCGAAGATGTTGAAATTCGGGGAATGAAATTGGGATATTATATTCTTAAAGAATGCATGCAAATGAGCGACTGTATAATCGCTTTAATGCCTTGGTTTACGATATCAGATAGCGACGTTAGGATGCGGTATTTAAGAGATTTTGGAATAAAGTCATTGACTCCATTGCCTCGTAAAACATTCCAATATGCTCGAATTCAAACCGTAATTATTGAACTTCAAAAGGGATTTAAGAGCTCAACAGAATTTTATACACATCATTTTTAAAATCAAAAAATTATGAAACAGTACTTTATGCATTTACAGTGCTACATTCCAAAGAATAAAGCACACGAAGCAGTTCAGGAGTTTATCAGGCAATATAACCACTGCCTGATTGATGAAACCAAGCTAAATGAGTTCCGGGCAGAATCCCGGTTAAAGGTTGCCGAAATAAACGGACAGTTTCCCAGGTGCCAGAATATCATGCTTGAACATCATTCATTTCACATTGGCTCATCCAGGTTATCTGTTGAAGGTAATTTCTATATGGATATTCAAGAAATAGAAAGGTTTGAACTTACCCCTGTCCGCGATTATGGACGTGATTTGATGGGAGATATGAAAGCGGATGCATCTTAATTATATCAGTTATGAAAGTAAAAGCAATTTGGAGAAGCAAAAATCCATTTCGTCCAGACATTGACAGTCTATCTTATTCTAAAACAGTTGAAGTGCCCGACGATACTGATATGGAAGAATTGAAGAAATTTGCAATTGAAGACAGTCTCGAGGGTTATTTTTTTACAAAATTTGAAATACTACAACCATGTTAGAATTCAACGACAAAAAACGGGCGCAAACCTTAATGGATGCAAAGGTTAAAATGATGGTTGGCCACATTTGTGCCATGTGGGATAATATTGATGATTTAGAAAGATTATTCCCCATTGGCCTTGGCAAGATAAAGCAGACAAACCACATTAACCCGGTGTTTGCTTACAAACTGATTCGAAACAGTAAAAATGTATTGGAGATCTGGCATGTTAACCAGGAAGAGATGGTTAACGACCGGTTGCTGTGCGAGATAAGTTTTAATGCAGGATAACGTTAATTTAAAAACGAAATGTCAAATACAAAATTATCAGATTACGATACCTTAGAATGTATGTATTGTGATACTCCAACAAAGCCATCAAAAATAAATAAGGACGGTTCAGTTACCTATGATTGTAAGGAATGTGAAGAAAAATTTACTATTTCTGTTGATGGTGACTTGGTCGAGTAGCCTTGCGCATAACTCGAAGCTATGTTTCGTTCCGGTTTCTTGCCGGAATGAAACATGAGCGACTGTTATCGGGCGTTTATTATAAGTGGCAAATAACATTTCAATTCCAAGTGGCAAATAACATTTTAATCAGCCCGGCCATAGCGCCGGGTTTTTTTATTTGCGAAGGTAGCATTCAAAAAGTGTATAACTAAAAATTTAGTTATATATAAAAATAAGAGCAGCAAGTATTTCGCAAATCGCAAACCCCCCTTACACCCCCCGCCAGAAAAAACACATCAAAAATGGAGTTGAGCGAAAAAATGCGAATGACGTTATTTATATTTAAAAGTGCTTACTTCGCTTACTTCTCTTACTTTTTTTACTATAATATACTGTATTACAAACAATTAACTGAACATAAATAATGTTATTGGCTTACTACAAGTTACTTTTAGTTACTTCGCTTACTTTTTTTCTCAAAAATTTACAACATCATTTTCTTTATTACCTCACATTTAACACTCTGACATAATGACAGTTAACCCCTGCGAAGTAAGCGAAGTAAGCAAAACAGTAAAATCGTGGCCAACTCTATCTGTTTTTTTATTTTTCAACACACCACTGTTTGAAATACCAGCAAATGGTAAAATATTAAACCGTAATATTTATTATCTTTGAGCCGGTTGTGATTCCTGGTTTAATTTACAAACCATGAATATCGACTATTCCACAAAACCGCAAATTACCATTGGGCTTAATCCTGTTCACGAAGCTTACCTTCGATTTATTTTTAGCACTCCTGAAAAACAAAAATACATTGTCATGTCGAGGCGGCATGATATTGGCCGCTTGATATTCTCCCACATTATGGCCGGTGACTTCCAGAGCAAACGGCCTTTGATGGACCACCCTGTTACATTTATTTTACCAACGCCACGCACTGAGCTTGGTTACTGGCTGCAGTACCGTTATATTTTCATGCCCGGCTGGGCGCAAACGAAAATTAACGATGCAATCGAATATGAATTCAGGAGCTGGGTAAAAGAACGGTTCAGGATTGGGTATGAAAATGAAGGAATGGAACAAAAAACAATTATCAATGCAATCCTAAGGGGTTTAAATGTGAGGAGCAATTCGGTTAATTTCGACATGATAAAGAAAATCGACTACCGAAACAAGCGGAAAAAAGAGGAAATTCAATTTAAAAGGCTTCTAACGATAGAGAAATCAGAGAGTTATTGAAATTTTACAGAGAAAATGTAAAAAACAGCGAATAAAACCACTAAAAAATACAAAGATGAACAGCGGAGTAATCACAAAAATTGAATACCAACCAAACACGGGCGGCGAATTTGAACAGCTGGATATCATTCCACATTCGGGCAGTTTTAACGAGCCGATGAAAGAAACACCGGCAGGAAATGTTTTTTCGTTCTCTTCAAATTTTAAAATTGCTGAAGTGAAACCGGAAACGGATATCAAGCTGATCGGCATGACAGGCCGCCGTGGAATTTTCAGGATTACGAATGTAAACGACCAGGTTTACACGGTTGGAGATTCAGTTTATAAAGCCGATTTTACATACACGCGGCGGATGGATGGAACGCCGGGTTCGTTCAACGGTTATGATTGCCAGGTTACCCGTACCGCACCAAGCCCATGCCCGATGGTTTAAAATAACAGTCCTTTGTTTTGCCCCATTTCTGCAATAGCATTGTATTGTACATTAATGTATTGATACAATGTCGAAAAATTACTACAGCATCCAGAACAAAACAGCAGAATCGGTTGATATACTGATTTACGGCGTAATTGGTGATTCATGGTTTGAGGAATCAATTACCGCGCGTAAATTCTTTGCCGATTTTAAAGCCCTGGAAAAAGAGTACGCAAGAATTAATATCAGGATAAATTCTCCGGGCGGATCTGTATGGGACGGACTATCTATTTTTAATACAATCAGAAATTCAGCAGTTGATACGCACACTTACAATGATGGTTTGTGTGCATCGATGGGAGCGGCTATTTTGATGGCCGGTAAAACTGTGCATGCTGCTGACAATTCGCTGATGATGATTCATTCGCCATCAACCGGCGCCTGGGGAAATGCCAAGGAGCTTAAACAGGTAATGGAAGCCCTGGACAAAGTGCAGGAAGGTTTGATTGCCTGCTTTACCGGACGGAACACAACCAAAACCCCGGAAGAAATTAAAACTGCCTATTTTGATTATACCGACCACTGGTTAACTGCCGATGAAGCCATGACCGAAAACTTTTTGGATGAAATTGAAAAAGGCACAAAGAAAGTTTCGGACAAAGTAACTTCTATGACACACGAACAGGTTTTGGCACAGTTTGAATCGCTGGTAAAAGGCCGCAACCTGTTTGACAGGATTTTTTCACAAGCACATGATTTTTTTACAATTAATAATGATTTAGATATGGACATTAAAGCTTTAAGAAAAGCCTGCGGGTTGCCTGAAGATGCAACCGAACAGGACGTTCTCGATTGGATCGCAGAACATGGCCAGCCGGTTGACCAGGAAGAAGAAACCGAAGAGACCGAAGAAGAGGAAGAAACTGAAGAAGAAGAAACCTCTGAAGAAGTTGATCCAAAGGATCAGGAACTCGCCGATTTAAAGGCAGAAATTGCGGCTTTGAAAAAAGCACCGGGAGCAAAAAATAAAAAAGTTGCCAAACAAACCGATGCAAAGGTCAGTGCTGGAGATATGTTTAAAACATATTCATCGGCCAAAAGTGCTTTTGATGCTGTTAACGAAATGTTCGAATAACATTTAAAATTTTATATAATGACTACAGTATCACATGTTGAATTAAACAAAGCCGCTCAGAAGTTCCGCAAGGAATTGCTGATTATGGCCGTGCTTGGGTTGGGAGATACCCTGAAGCACATGACCCTACGCACAGGCGTTCGCTACAAAGAAACCGTTGGCGAATTAACCGGTCCAGTTGAATTGATGCCTTACACCGGATTATTGGAAAATGCAGGTTACGAAGAAGATGGCATGGACATCAACGGTCGTGATTTGGAAACATTCCTTGGACAGGCAGTTAAATACTTCGATCCGAATGTATTGGTGCAAACCCTTTACGGCGCTGCCGTTACAAAAGGAAAAGGACTTGAAACCCTTGATATCAACCAGGCAATTCTTACGCTGATGATGCGTAAAATTTCAGGTGGGTTGAACAAATCAATTTTCGGTGCTGTGAGAAATGGTGCTGGCGTAACTACCGCCACGCTTTTCAATGGTTTCGACAAAATTACGCTTGATGACATTACTGCAAACAAAATTACCGTTGCCCTGGGTAACCGTTATGATTTTGGTGCAGCAATTACCAACGCCAATGCTGTTGATTCTTTGAAAGCTGCTTACCGTGCTGCATCGGATGAATTGAAATCGGAAATGACCAAAATGGTAATTCCACAAACCATCTATGATGCATATGTTGATGACTACCAAACCACTGTTGGTTCAGTACCTTATAACACCGAGTTTAAGAAAACCTTCCTTGAAGGATCTGACCGTCGTTGTGAGCTGGTACCGCTGGTTGGTAAAAAAGCTGCTCCTTATCTTCAAATTACAACTAAGGATAACATGCTCGTTGGTGTTAACCAGGTTGGCGAGGAAGAAAGAATTGAAGTACGCAGGGGAGACAATCCTTTCAAGCTTCAGTTTGTGACCACCATGTTCTTCGGAACTCAATTTGAAACCATCAGCCCGGAAAAACTTCTGGTTGGTAAATTTTTCGTATAGGAGGATAGCATATGAATTTAGGAAATCTCGACTGGGTTGACGGACAAGTGTCCGTCCCCGGTATATACCCAAAGTTGTATTACACGACGAAAAATTCTATTTCAGGCTGGCCACAGTTTGCAGCAGCACCTGCAACACCAGCTGAAGCGGTAACCCTTGCCGGTGATTTTACTTTGGAAGCTCTCGCAGTATGGCAAAGGGTTAATTGTATTGATTTGGAAAGTGAACCTACCAGCGAACAGCAGGGCGAAACACGTTGCAAAACGTATTCGAACAAGTTGAAAGTTCAGGTGTCGCTTACCAATGAGGAAGCAACGGCTTTGGCAAAAGAAGCGGCTAACACCGATTTGGTTTGGATATTCCAGGAACGCGATTCGGGAAAATTCCGCGTTGTAGGTTCTGAGAAATTCATGACCATAACGAAGATAAACCTTATGATCGGTAGCGCACCAACCTCGAAAAAAGGTACTACCTTGGAAATTGAAGCGGTTGACGTTTGCCCATTCCCATTCTACGACGGTTTGATTACCGACGATGAAGGAATTGTGAACGCTGCGGCAGTTTAGACATAAAACCAGAAGATCAGAAAGCATCCACCAACCGGTGGGTGCTTTTTTTTTGTCCTTCGATGGTAATTACCGAAAGGTTAATTTTAAAATAAAAAAATTATGAAATTACAAGAGTGGATTGAATCGGAAGAAAGAGATTATGGTATTGGTTTGGCAATTTTGGGAAACCACAGTAAAAACCGCGTATTGCTCCAGAACCTGGGCAGGAAGAAAAACCCGGCAAAATTGGAGTATGAACTGGGAAAAGTTGCAAAACTTCAAGGGATTGATTGGAAATACCTTGGAAAAGTTGAAGAAACTGCCGTAGATGAACAAGCAGAACCGCTGCCACCGGTTGAAGAATCGGAGGGAAAAGAGCAGGTTTCAACCGAAAGCCACAGCGACCAGGTCATTGACCAAATGAATGCTGAAAAAACTGAGCAGCTTGAAACTGATGCTGAAGGGATTGTTGACGAAAAGCTTTCCGATCTTGAAGCAGGTGCAGACAATGTGGTTCAAGAAAAACTCAGTGAGCTTGAATTGATGGCCGAACAGGTTATTTCTGGCAAACTAAAAATTGCCCGGGATGGAAAAGAAATCAGTTTCAACGAACTTTCAGGAGAAATGAAAGCCAGGTGGGAGCAGAACCGGGACAGTTATAAAGAAATCAGAGTTCTGCATGAAAAGCTGAAACTGATGGAAAATGCAACTCCTGAAGACAGGCAGCCGCTAACCGAACGCATTGCCAAACTGGATGATTTAATCCGGGACAATTGGAAAGAAATTGATGCTTTTGTTCCTCCGGTTCCCAGCGCTGAAACTGCACCTGCAATCGACCACAAAAGGATGCAAGCAAACCGGAAGTATATCAGTACCAATTTGAAAAAACTCGCTGAAATTACCGACACGGTAAAAAAAGCGAAAATTGTATCCGAGCTGCAGCTCCGGTTCAACGAAATAAAAACAGCCGGCGAAACCTTTGCCCAGGATACACTTGATGAACTTGCAAAAGTTGGTGTTGAATGTTAGAAAAAGTCCGGCAACTACTTAAACCCATAGCCTGTGCGAAAGTGCAGGCTTATTTTTCATCTGAATTCCAGCTATATCACCTCATTGAATTTATACTTGAGCAAACAGGGCCTTCAAGATTGGTACTTGCTACATTTTCGGTTTCAGAAGAATTTGTGAGAAAGCTGGTACAGATGAAAAACACAGGTTCAATAAGTAGCCTTGTGATGATAGCTGACCACCGTACAGCGGTAAAAGCACTCCGGCTAACATTGTTCACAAACAACATAGCCGAAGAGCTTTTGCTCGGTAATAATCACGCAAAGGTTTTGCTGTTTGAAAATAATAATTGGAAAGTTTCGGTAGTAACAAGTCAGAACCAAACCCGCGGGAATCGTATCGAGAGCGGGATGATTTGCACAATCCCGGATATTTATGATTCATTGCTCAAATCGATAGCAAACGAGCAAACAAAAATGATTGATGCGAATGCAGTATTCAGCCCAACAATTGCAGAAGATTAAGGAAATGGCTTCGCAGCTAATGCGGCCTGAACATATTGCCTTGCTGATTGATGTTGACCAGGAAGAGTTTAGGCGAAACATAAAGCACAAAGGTAGCGCAGCGTATTTGGCTTATGAAACAGGAAAAGCAGAAACCATATTGGAACTAAGAAAACAGGAACTAAAACTGGCTCGGCTCGGAAGTCCACTTGCAGTTGAAATGGTGCAAAAATTTATGATCGACCAGGAACAAAACGAATAATATGCCACGGCCATCAACATTAGAAACAAGCAGGCAATATCTGTTCAAGGATACAAATGATATTCCTGTGCCCTACCAGGATCGGATTAAACGCCTTAGGGTTGGATATACTTTTTGGTATGAATTTCCTACCAAGTCAGAACCTGATATCAGGGATTTGCTGATGAATGAATTTGGCATTGTTAAAAGTACTGCCTATGAAGATCTGCAAATTATTAAAGTGCTCCTGGGTGACATTAAAAATCCATCGAAAGAATGGATCAGGTACCAGGTAAATGCAATGCTTGACGCAGCCTATAAACTTGCAGAAAAACAAAAAAACCCGATTGCAATGGCTTTGTGTGCTGACAAAAAGGGAAAGTACAATATGATTGATAAACCAGATGCTGAGCCGCTGCCTTATAATGATATTGTTCCGCAGCAATTTGAACCTACAGATGATCCTTCGGTTCTTGGATTGAAAAAAGACCCGAATATCAGGGAGAAAAAACAGAAGATGCTTGAGAAATACCTCAATGAAATTGAGATTGTTGACGTGCCTTACGAAGAAATGATAAAGGATGGAAGCGACGGAGAAAAAGAGGATTTACTTTAATGATCCACAATTAGAATTCATGTACACCGGAGCACACACTTCGGTAATTCCAGGTGGCCGCAGATTGGGTAAATCACATGGATTCGCTGCACCGTTCAGCTTGAGAAATACTCAGGCAATGCCTCGTTCTACTGGCGGGATAGTTGGGAGTACTTATCAGCAATTATTATCCCGGACACTTCCCGGAACTCTCCAGGCACTTGAAGAATTTGGATATAAGCGTGACCTTCATTTTTATATTGGCCACAAACCTCCGAAAAACAGCAACTTTGCAAGACCTATCATTGACCCGGCAAGCTACGAGAATGCTATAATTTGGTATAATGGAACTATTTGGCGGCTAATCTCCCAGGACCGCCCGGGAACTTCAAACTCTCTAACGCTTGACTGGCTTCTTCTCGATGAAGCCAAATTCCTGAAATTTCAAAAGCTGAAGGAGGAAACTTTTCCGGCCAATGGTGGATTCAAAGGGCATTTTGGACATAATCCCTGGCATCACGGTATGTTGATTATTTCTGACATGCCAACGACCAAAGCCGGTTCCTGGTTCCTGACTTATAAGGATAAGATGGATCCGGAATTGATTGATACAATTCACGGATTAATTTTCGAGCGATGGGAAGTGCAGCAGCGGATGAAGATAGACCCGAAACCTTATCACGCAACCTATTTGCGCGAACTGGATATCGCACTTGCAAAACTTCGCAGTGTGGCTGTATATTACCGTGAATGGTCCAGTATTGAGAACCTATTACTTTTAGGCGAACGCTATATCAAACAGATGAAGCGTGATTTGCCACCGCTTGTATTTCAGACCTCAATACTTTGTAAGAAAATCAACAATCAGCGTGATAACTTCTATGCAGCAATGCAGGAAGGAGTTCATTATTACGATGCTTTTGATAATAGCTATCTGGATAGCCTTAATTATAAATACACAGATAAGAATGACAATTGTCTTCAGGATGGTGACTTGAATCGGGATAAAGCTATTTGCATCGCATTCGATTACAATGCAAATATCAACTGGCTCGTTTGTGGCCAAAGGGAAGGAATCAAAATGAAAACCCTCAAATCATTTTATGTGAAGTATGAGCGAAAGGTCAGAGAGCTGGTTCAGGACTTTTGTAATTACTACCGACATCATGCTAAGAAAGAAGTAATCTATTATTATGACAACACCGCTCTTGGCACTAACTATGCTGTTGGTGATGATGACTTTGCATCTGTAATCTGTACCGAATTTGAGCGGCTTGGCTGGTCGGTTAATAGGGTACACCTTGGCAACCCCATGCCACACAAGGACAAACACATGATGACATTCCAGGCTATGAAAGGGCAGCGTTGGTTGTTTCCCTTATTCAACAAGCCTAACAATGAAGCCCTGCTCCTGGCAATGGAAAACACTGGCATCCGTATCAGTGCTGAAGGATTCAAAAAAGATAAGTCCGGAGAAAAGCTTTCCGAATCCGAAGAAGACCTTCTCGAGCACCGCACCGACGGCACTGATGCATGGGACACCCTGTTCATTGGCATGAACAAGTTTGCTGTAAATGATGAATACGATGATTCAATCGTGAGCATTTTCCGGTAATTACCTTTACACGTGCGACCCCACACACCACCGCCGCTGTTTAGAATTGTTCTAAACAACAGGCATATAAGGGGCGTTTTTGAGTTGGTAATTACGTAAATCGGCTCAGGGCGGTGCGGGGTCTTTAACCAGACGGGACAAACTTTTTTGAAAAGTTTGACAAAAAAAGATTTGGAACTCAAAACGATACGATTTGAAACCCCGGAAATCAACTAAATTACTGTTGAGATACTTTTTTGTTAAAAAATATTTTTGAGTTCAATTGTCAATTTATAATCCACCTTAAATATTAAAATGTGTTATAACATTCTGATATACAGATTTATACATTTGTTTTTTATTTGGATAATTTGTATCTTAGTGTAACGAAATGAGGGAGTTAAACCCATATTTCAGAAATGTTTAACATAAATTTTTAAATTATGACATCAAAAACTAATGCCGAAAAGGCAAAGGGGCAAAATCTGCCCGTAATGGAAGTAAAAAAGACGGAAGCCACAAAAGCAACCGACCCGCAACAGATCACAGTTGAGGAGCTTCAAAAACGAGTTGACGAGTTAACGGCAAAACTCAAAGCCGTGCCATCCGACTTAAATTCACGGATCGAGTATTTCAACGAAAAAAAGGAGTTGATTAGAAAGTTGACCAGGTTACAGGCAAGCGCCGAAAATTTACAAACCAACCTGGACACGCTGGCGGAGATTGCCGCCAAAAATGAATTTGAAACCGAGGATTTTGTTTTGAGCATCGAGGGAGGCAGTAAGTACAACAGGAAACAAGTTTTTGCCCTGCAAAATCCCGTATTGATTGCGGAGGTTTTAACCTACCTAATGGCGAAAGTGGAAGCGAAAGCGGACGAACTGAAAAAGCTGATTGAAGCCTAAAAAACGAAAAGGGGAAACCTCATTTCCCCTTTTTTTTCAAAATCAAAACGTTTAACACATTTCAAATTTTGACATCATGAACAAAGATAGCAAAGAATCGAGAAAAGCGCAATACATCGAGAAGCGCAAAACCTTAATTGCATTGAGCCAAACAATTCGGCTAATGGTGAAAGAGGGAGTTTACGACACAGTTAACGAAGGACTTCGGGAAATGTACGAGGAAGGAAACCCCGACATTGAGGAGTTTAACACCTTCAACCAATGGAAAGAAAAGGATTGCACCGTTAAAAAAGGTAGTAAAGCTTTTCTATTTTGGGGACAGCCCCGAAAATTTGAGCAGGTCCCAGAGGGCAGCAACGAACCCGAAGAGTTTAAATACTGGCCAATCTGTTACCTTTTTGCAAACACGCAGGTACACAACCCAAGCGAAGCCGCCACCGAGCCACAACGAAACCACCAACCCCAACCAATAGAACAGTTTGAAGATTCACTTTTATAGTTTTTTTTTACTTGCGCGCATAAGAGCCAGATATTTTTTTACGAATTTTTTTGAGGTGAAGGGCTAAAAAAGACCTGAAAAAAACGAATCGTTTGGATGTTGAACGTCATCAACTCCGCAGGATAGCCATGTGCTATCTTCGCGCGCCCGAAAAGGTGTTCCGCGATTAATTGCATAATATGCAAGTTTCATTGCATGAAACGCCAATTTCTTGCATCATTGGCAATCGCTCTACCGGGTTTATTTGCCAGTTTTTCAAACATTTCCGCTACTTCGCCCACTTGTACCGGGGCGTATTTGAAAAATTACACCACAACCCACCACATTTCCCAAAATTCACCAAAGTACAACCAACTTATTTCTGCAAAAATTTTTGTAATTTTGGTTCATTATCAACCTTAAAAAATCCATCATGAAAAAATCAATTCTTCCTTATTATTTAATAGTGCTATTTTCTTTGCTTGTGACCCAAATTGATGCCCAATCAAAAAAAGATTTGGAACTCAAAATCGCAAGCCTGGAGAAATCGCAGTCACAAACAATGACTGAATTAAATTCTTTGAAAAATGAAAATGGATTACTGAAAACTGAACTGGAACAGGTTAAAAATGAAGCCAGATTACTTACTCAGAAATTAGCCGCAATTGTAAGTAATTCAAATGCCCCACAACCCCAGAACTTAGTTGGAGAAACAACTGAAAGCCCGCAAACCAGCGGACAATGCAAGGCAATCACATCAAAAGGTACTCAATGTTCAAGAAAAGCAGATGCAGGCTCAGAATATTGTTGGCAACATAAATCTACCTATGAACCAAACTCCACGCCATCCAAAGCAGTTTCTCCACCAACAAAAAGTTCAGGAACAACAGGTTCTGGCAGGACAATTTATACTGGCCCGAGAGGTGGTAAATATTATATAAATAGCAAGGGAAACAAAACATATGTTAAGTGATGACTAAGCTAATTCTTATTATTTCGTTCCTGTTTTTATTTATCTCAAACACAACTTTTACGGCAAAGGTTATTGGTGTAACCGACGGCGATACGATAGTTGTTTTGACTGATGAAAAACAGCAGATAAAAATCCGCCTTGAGGGTATTGATTGTCCTGAAACCAAACAGGATTTTGGAACAAAGGCAAAACAAGCAACAGTTGATTTATGCTTTCAAAAAACAGTCAGGGTTGAACAATCCGGGACTGATAGGTATGGTCGGATGCTGGCCTTTGTGTTTGTGGATAATGTTTGTGTGAACAACGAACTTATCAAACAGGGAATGGCCTGGCATTATAAACAATACAACAAAGATCCCGAACTGGCCAAACTTGAAGTTGAAGCCCGCAAAAATAAAGTTGGTCTTTGGTCGCATGATGATGCTATTGCTCCCTGGGATTTCCGCCACAAATAATTTCTTATTTTCCAGTTTGATACAAATCTAAAACCAAAATCATCATGAAAAATATTTTTTATTCTCTGCTGCTGTTGCTCTTGTTTTCTTGTAATAACAATTCATCAAAACTGGATGAAATAACCAAAAGACAAGATGCATTGGAAGCAAAGATAGTTACATTGGAAGACAGGATAGATTCAATTGAGACAAATATAGAACTTATGACTACCACTGACTCAATATTTTTAGAGACGTTGAAACCTAAACCAGGTTCTTTGCTTTATGAAATAGAGCATCCGTAATAAACAACTTTTTCCTATCTTTACACCGCACAACACTTATTAATTCTTCTGACGGACAGAAGGGGCAATTATTGGCCCTTTCTGTCTTATATACATTTTTCCGTCAGGAGAGTGTTGTGCAAAATAAGATGGGAGGGGCTTTTATGAATATTGAACAATTAACCGATAAGTTAAACCAATTACTTGAAAGATTAAAAGAAGATCTACCTAAAGCTGAAAGGATTGCCCTGGTCGATGACATCCAGGAAATCCTTTCGGTTATGTTTTCTTGATTTTTTTAGGTGTAAATACCTCACTCATTTATGGCCAAAACAATTTTTATTCTTGGTGCCGGTGCAAGTTACCCTTACGGGTTTCCTCTTGGGCAAGAACTTGTTACTTCTATAATTAAATCATCATCTTATAAAGTTGATTCTATTGGTAGAGTTAATGCCACGCCAGATTATTTAGGTGGTCTGTTAGCTTCTGGATTTTTAAAAAGTGACATTGATAATTTCAGGCATTATTTAAGAGAATCCAATCCAAATTCAATCGATGCTTATTTATCAGAAAACAAACATTTTTTACAGATTGGCAAATCCTGTATAGCTTATATTTTGCTCAAACACGAATCAAACTTTGGTTACATTGCAGCCCGTGGAGGAGATTGGTATAATTATTTAGGTAATATACTTACTACTGCAGATCCTGATAATTTTGATTTAAAGATATATTCATTTAATTACGATAGATCTCTCGAGTATTTTCTTAAGAATAAGGCCCAGTCATTTTTCTATAATAATATGGAAAAACAAAAAAAATTTCTTGAAAAAATACCAATTATTCATTTGCATGGAAGCTTGGGTGACATTTCACTATTCGGTAAAGATGTTACTATAGACCATTTTTCCATATTAAATAGGGTTGCATCAAACATTAAAATCATTTCTGAAGTGGAATCTGACAAAAATTTTGAAGACTTACAGTTAGATATTAAAATGGCAAAAAATGTGATTTTTTTAGGATTTGGATTTCATCCATTGAATATGAAACGCATTGGACTTGCCACATTGAGATTACTTGGTAAACAACCCAAGTTTTTTGCATCATCAATAGGATTGGAGGAAATGGAAATAAATACTAATTTTAGAAATTATATCACAGAATTATTTACATATAATAGAGAGTCCTACCTATCTAAAGATCATATTCACTGGTTAAATGCAGAAAATTTAATGTTTTTGAGAAAAATGATTGATACAAGAGATTACTTTATCTAGCTACTTTTTGTCCTTTCCCCCACGCCCGTCACCCCCTATCTTCACATAAAAAAAATATGCAGCACCTTGCTAATGCGCGTAAAATCATCGAGAGCGGACAGCCGTTCTCATGTTCGTTTTGGAAAAGGAACGGAGAAATAGTCCGGGCCGATAACGTAGTTTGCACAAGCTCCTATTTCCACGGTAACACATTCAACATTAAATTCCTTGAATCCGAAGAAATCCGGAAGATTAAGGCAGTACTCATTTTCGAAGTTTGTGGAGAGGAGGTTTACTTATGAAAAAAGACATTAAACCAGTTGTTATTGGTGCACAGGATGACTTTGTTTCCTACGGCATGCACTCAATAACTATCGATAACCAGGAGTTTGCGGCCCTATTTGTCGAAGACAGCAAACGTGTTTTCGACTACGAAGAGGCCAACCCGATTAAAGCAAAAGAAGGATTCCTCGGATACGTTCCCTGGGGTTCAGACAACGAACTGCCTTATACTATTCTCGAAAAAGTTCGCAACGACGAAAGCATGTCATCAAACATGTGGTTCAACATTAACACAGCCTATGGCCGTGGATTTACTGCAACCAATGAGGATGGTTCAAAGATTGTTGCGCCCGACATCAAGAAGTTTTTCCGCCGCAACAACATGGTAAAATTCTGGTCCGAACAGTTTACCGATATCAAGCACTTCTTCTTCTCGGTTTTTGTGATTATCCTGGATAACGAAGGAAACCGAATTGTACAAATCCGACACAAAGAAGCCATAAACTGCCGCTTCGAAACCTGTAATGACAATGGCGACATAGAACATGTGTTTTATGCCGATTGGAAAAACAAACCCAAAGATGATGCTATTGATGCCTTTCCGCTGCTCGACATGGACGACCCAGTTGGCGACCTTATGGTTCGTCTCGGAAAAGAGGAAGACCCATCGACCGGCAAAAAGGAAGAGCCAACAAAAGACCGCATTTTTGCAATTGTAAACCGCATTCCCACTGCCGGAGAAAAATACTACCCATTCCCTGCCTATGCCGCAACGTTCAATTCAGGCTGGTACGACATCAAACAGATGATCCCCGTTGCCAAAAAGGCCAAAATGAAAAACGGCATGTTCCTCCGTTACATCGTTTACCTGCACAAAGACTATTTTGCAAAGCTCTACGATGCCGAAAAAATAACCGATCCGCAAAAACGGAAAGAACGCCAAACGCAGGAAATAACCAATATCAAAAGCTTTCTTTCCAGCGAAGAAAATGCAGGCAAGCAATGGACATCGAGTTACTACATCGACCCCAACGGACAGGAAATTAAGATGGTCAAAATCGAGCGCATAGACAAAGACAAAGAGGGTGGCGATTGGATTGAAGATAGCGAGGAAGCATCAAACATCGTGAGCTATGCAATGAGCGTCCACCCTTCACTAGTTGGCAGTTCGCCCGGGAAAAATAAAAGCATCAACGGCACCGAAGCGCGAGAGCTGTTCACAATGAAACAGGCCATGGAGCGATTAACCCGCGACCTGATGATCCAACCTTTCTACATGCTAAACGACGTGAACGGGTGGGACCTTGAGTACGACATCCCCGACCTGATGCTCACAACCCTCGACCAAAAGACCGACGCCAAAGAAGTTTCAACAAAACAAAAACCTGCCGAAGATGATAATCAAAACGCTTGACCAGTTTAAAACCGCAATGCCCACAGCCGTTGCAATTACAGAGTTTGCCGATATTGAACCCTATATCCGCAGCTCAGAGCAACGCATCAAAAACCGGATACTGGGCAAAGATTTATATGCCGAAATTGAAGTTGTTGATTTTGCCGATGCCGATTTGTTAAACCTCTGTTTTGGCGTGATTGCCAACCATGCTTTTTGGGATGCCGCCCCATTTCTCGACCTGGTATTAACCGACAGCGGTTTTGCCGTAATTTCTGCAACAAATAAAGCACCGGCCAGCAAAGAACGTGTTGAACGCCTGCGCGAACAATGCCTTTCACGCCGTGATAGTATGGAGGAACTGTTGATTGAATACCTGGAACAAACCATCATTTACCACGATTCATGGAAAGGATCTCCCGCCTATAGCGTGATGACGGATTGCCTTATCAGCACCGCTACCGAGTTGCAACATTATGGCAATTGGGAAGGCAACCGCCGCGATTTCCTTAAACTGCAACCCAAGTTGATTCACGAAACAATGACCCGCTTAGAGCCTGTTTTTTCGAAAGATTTAATTGAAATCCTAATCGAACTGCAACGTGATGGCGATTTGTCTCCCACCGAATTTAAAGTGGTTGTTTTGCTGAAATATGTTCTCGGATGCCTGGTTAACGGAAATACAGAAGCCGCCGAAAAAATTGCAGGTGATGCACTTCGATATATTGATAATAATTTGGTAAGTTTTCCGCTCTACTCTGCCAGCAGCGAATACCTCGCCCGTATCGCTGCCGGTTACGAAAACACAGCCGACGAACCAATCTTCAACAGCATTTTCTGATGAAATACACCAGCTTTACACGAAAACAGGTCAACGGACATTATCAGATTCTTTTTGAAGGAAACAAAGCTGACACAACCGGATTGGGTGGAGCTTGGGAATCGGGTGGAACATTCGCAACAGTTTATAATGTTGGTCAATATCTGGTTATGCAAAATCCACTCAATCAAAAGCCAGTTGCTGTGTTTAAATCCTGGGACGAAATTGAAAATTATTTAAATGGATTGCTTAAAAATGGAACTAAAATTAAAATTGCCGACCCAATCGATAGAGTTAAACCCGAATCAGATCTTCGGAATTTCATGGCTTTTTCTGCAGGGATATTCACATAATGAATTCCTGGTAAAAGCTTTTCTGTTTTTGTCGGGCTTACGGGTACAGGCCTGGAGAGAACCAGAACCCGATGGCGCCCGTTGGTTCGTCCACAATTCGTTAAAAAAACCATTCCTCATTGAGGCCGATGTATTGAGCGAAATGGCCAAACAGTGCACCTTTCTGCTCACTCCGGAAGAAGTAAAACCCATCCGCCGGATCCGCTTTGCCAGGGCCCGCCATTTCAGGCTTTACAATGCAAGTTTCGAAGAATACCTGATGGCCGAAAACTATTACTTTGCCTACACCGAAACCAAGCATCCGGAACACCTTGACAACCTGATAGCAGTACTTTACCGCCTGCCCTGGCACCGGTGGAATGCAAACAAAATACAAAGCCGCGCCCGGTGGTTCCGTCGTGTGGATCCTGTAATTAAAAACAGTGTTTTCATGTGGTACACCGGCTTTAGGGCATTCGTTCCAAAGCGCTGTCCGCAGCTTTTTACAGGCAAAAAAAGCCTTAAGGCATTCAACCCACGCAACTACATCAATGGTATGATCCACCAGCTAAGTAATGGTGATATCACCATAAAAAATAAACTACTGCAACAGTCGTGCTGGGATGCTCTCGACGAACTCGAACAACGCGCCATCGAAGCCGATGAAATAAATAAATCCAATTAGAATGAGAAAAATATATTGTAGCGAATGCGGTAACTTTCTTTTTGACACAGAAAAAGAATCAGATGGAGCTGCCGGAGCTGAAGCACAAGCGAAAGGATTTGTTTTCAAAATGCCTTTCATGTTTACCGAGAAATATACATGCCTGTTTTTTTGCAATCACACTTGCGGAAAATCATTCTATCAAAAAAATGTACCAAAAAATGAAGATGCATCCAAAAAGCTCAGGGAACTTCGTGAAAATATTCCTGATATGACAAAAAAGCTTTGTTCTGAACTTCATGAAATTCAAAAGGCATTTTGTAAAACCAAAAAACATTAACTGCTATGTTCGATCCAATAGTTTACATGCAAACCCTGCACAGCCAACTGAAGCTAACAGTCGAAAAATACAAGTTTTCCAAGGTAAGCGGTGTGGCTGCACTGGAAGAAGTACTCGAAGGTTTCAAACGCAATACCCATTTTTTTGCGGTTGACGATAGTCAGGACGGGATTACTTTCCGCTCCGGTGGCGCTTACTTCGAGCGCAGGCCATATACTGTGTATATCATTGGCCGTGCCGATTACGGGAAAATGGACCAGCGCGAAGCAATCCTTACTGAAGCAAAAACCATCTTCCGCAGCATCCTGTCACGCCTCATTAAAGACAAGCTCACAATCCCTGTTTTGAACATGGAGCAAATAAGGTTCTACGAAGTACCTCCCGCTTTTGCTTTTGGCAGCGCGGGCCTCTATTTCATATTCACAGTTGAAAACCCGGTAAACCTCGTGTACGATGCAGCCGAATGGGAAAGTTGATATTAACGAAACAATAAAAGCCTGGGCTGATATTGTCATACAGAAATTTCATGCAAAAATTACCGAGCTGAAAGTTTATGATAAAGGTTATCTTGAAGATTCACTGTTATATGAAATGATGGTTAATGCCGGAAATGATATTGAAAAAATTGAGTTCGGTTTTAAATTATATGGGATTTTCGTTGATATGGGTGTCGGTAAATATCTGTCAAAAAGCGACTCAAACAGTTCTGAAAATAGCCGGCAACCAAAAGAGTGGCTTTCTAAAAAATACTATGGCCAGGTGATGAAATTGCGCGAAATTTTACTTGAGCAATATTCAAAAGCCATCACTTTCTCGGTTATCAATACCATGCAAGCCGATTCCGAATTCATTCCAAACTTCAACTCGCTGCGCACCGTTGTTTACAAACCAAAATGATTCGCAATATCTTCCTTCAGTAACTGCAAATTATACTGAGCTTAATGTTGGATATCAATGGGAAAATAAGGATGGATTAAATATTAATTATTCACCCGAACAATATGAATATGCGACCATTATTTCATTTGCAGAAAAATTTATTTTACAAAGCCAGGATATTGACATTGAAATACAGGAAGCTGTTAATAAAATATTTTGGGATTTGTTATGAATTTAAAAGATATTGAAATCTATTTGCCAAGATATTTATCAGCAGATTCTAAAGCTGAACTATATGCAAGTCTCCAAGATTTTCCTGACAATCTAGATAGTCGATTTTATACAAATAAATTAAATGAATTAATAATTTATCAAGGAGATGGTATTAGTAAATTACTTGCTGTAAATTTGCCTAATATAGATGTCAAAGAAATCGATGGTCTAATTCTGTCTAATACTTGTGATCTGGAAATTTCCAATCAAAGAGTTTTTCCTTCTCATATAGTCTATGCTCCAATTTTAAATTTAAAAAATTACGAGGATCAATTAACAAAAATTTTAAATAAGGAAAAACTGATAAATCATATCAGTGATATAAGAAAACAAAAAATTACTCAAATTCTCTATTTACCTAAGTTTGAAGATATTTTAGAGGAATCAATTGTCTATCTTGATAAGATATATAATATTCCAAATGAATTTGTTGAAAGACAAAATCTTAATAAACTTAGAATTTTTTCATTAAGTGATTACGGAAATTATATGATTTTATTTAAACTATCAATGCATTTTACTAGAATGCAAGATAAGGTTGATAGAGGATCCGTTAGAATTTAATCATAACACTTTTTGTCCTTTCCATCCCCCCTCTACCATTGTATTTTTACCCTAAAAAGTGAAATAAATGGCAGGTCTCAACGAAGAAGCAAGAATCCCCGTCTATATTAACGACGAACAGGCAAAATCGGCCCTGAAAACCCTACAAAACGAAACCGAAAAATGGCGTAAAAAAATGTACGAAGCCATGGCCGGTGGCGACCTGAAAGGAATGAAGGCTGCTGAAGGCGAATTGAAAAAGGTAAATAAGCAGGTTTCAGAAATAAAACGCGAAGCTTTCGATGTGAACAAAGTGCTGAACAGCCTTTCATCCGCATCAATGAACGACCTCAGAAAAGCACAAAGCAGGTTGCGCATTGAAATGAAAGGGGTAAATACAGATACCAAAGAATATTTCGCACTATCTAAAAAATATGCCAGCGTTGATGCTCAGATATATAAAATAAATAACCAGCTCCGCACTCAACGCTCCCTCACTTCCCGCATTGCCGATGGTTTCAATAAATACTTCGGGATGGCAACCGCCGCAATCGCTTCGCTAACTGGCATAGCATTTACTATAAAATCATCAATAAAAACTTTTGCCGAATTTGACGATAAGGTTTCTGACGTGATGAAAACAACCGGGTTGACAAAAGACCAGGTAATGGCATTAAACAAGGAACTGGAGAAAATCGACACCCGTACATCTCAACAAAACCTGCTCGACCTTGCACGTGTTGCCGGGAAATTGGGTATCACTGCCGAAAAAGACGTGCTTGGCTTTGTTCGCGCTGCCGATAAAATAAAAGTATCATTGTCTGAAGACCTTGGCGGAAATGTTGAAGAATCAATCAACCAGCTTGGTAAATTGGTTGACATTTTCAAGTTGCAGGATAAATTCGGAATCGAACAATCTCTTCTTAAGGTTGGCTCTGCCATCAACAGTCTTGGCGCTGCCGGAACTGCCAACGAAGCCTATTTGGTTGAATTTGCAAAAAGGGTAGCAGGTATTGCACCGGCTGCCGGTATTTCAATCGACCAGGTTCTTGGCCTTGGAGCAACGCTCGACGAGCTGGGGCAAACTTCCGAAGTTTCCGGCACTACCTATGCAAAGGTCATCAGCTCTATGTTCACAAAAACTGCCAGCTATGCCAAAATTGCCAAAATGGAAGTGGCCGAATTCACCAGGCTTTTGGATACCGATACAAACGAAGCTTTCATCAAAGTACTGGAAGGTGCAAAAGGCACAAGTGATGGTTTTGCTGAAATGGCCAACAACCTTGGCGAACTTGGTTTGGATGGGGCACGCTCAACAGCTGTGCTCAGTACCCTTGGCAACAACATCGATAAACTCCGCGAAAAACAAGCCTACAGCAATGCCGAATTTGTAAAAGGAACTTCAATTCAGCAGGAATTCAATACGAAAAACCAGAATGCTCAGGCAACCCTCGAAAAAGCACAGAAAGTATTTGCAAAAATGCAGCGCGAACTTGGCGAACGGCTCATTCCCGCTTATACATCGGTAATCCACAAAGGCTCAGCAATGATAAAAATGCTTGGCACAACCATCGAATTCCTTTTCGATAACCGTAAAGCTTTGACCATTGCAGCAGTTGCAATTGGAAGTTACACGATTGCAGTAAATGCCGCAACCTGGGCCACAAAAATATACAACGGGATTACCACGTTAGCCACCACAATTACCAAAGGGTTTAACACCGCCGTAAAAGCAAATCCGGTTGGGTTGATTATTAGCTTGCTTACTACTGCAGCAACTGCATTCTACCTTTTTAGCCAAAAAGCCGATGTTGCAAAAAAGTCACAAAAACAATTCAACGACGAAATTGAACGCGGAAACGAATTGCTGGGTCAGAGCAAAACCCTCGAAGAAAGGGCTTCCATTGTTAAAAACCTTTCAAAAGAACAGCTCGAAAACCTGAAAAATGATTTACAGGCTCAGGTTAAAGAAGAGGAAAACTTCCATGCTACCTTATTGCAGAAAGCCAAAAAAGCTGTTACCAATGATGCTGAACTTAAACGTTTAGCCGAATTGCGTAAACAAAAAGACTTGACTGATATCCAAAAAATAAACTTGGCTGCACAGGAAAATGCCCGTAAAATTGCCATTACTCGCGATTTGGAAAAGGAAAATAAAGCCAACCAGCAACGCCTTGCCAACATGAAAAAACATTTGGCAAATGTTTCTGCCGAATTAAAAACCCGACCGAAAGAAGGTGGAGGATTGTCAGGACTCGATCCGGATGCCGCAAAAGAATCCCGCAACAAAGCATATAAAAGTGCGCAGGAAGCTTTCGACATAGCAGCAACTCACGAAAAAAACGCCCTGAAGCAAAAATTGCTTGACGAAAAAATAACCAAAGAGCAGTTCAACTCTGAAATGGTTTGGCTCGAGCTGAAGCATTTGGAAGCAATGCGTGCATTGAGCTTAAAATATGGACAGGAAACAGCATCCACTGACGGGCAAATCATCGATAAAAAAATTGATATCCAAAACCCTGTCAGTATTGTCGATAAAAAAGAACTCGAAATCGACGCCCTCAAATCAATGGAAGCCGATTGGACTGATTACCTTAAAAAAGAAGTCGCCGAGCAAACCGATGCACTATCCAAACAATTCGATCTTGAAAAAGAAATAGCCGCCGCCCGTATCGAGTTAAAAGACATGCAAATTGCTGCTGTTGGCGAACTTGCCAGCTCTTTGGCAAGTATGTTTGAGCAGGGTAGCGCTGCACAAATTGCCGCCATTGCCGTAGAAAAAGCAATAGCAATTGCACAAATATGGATTAATTACGCCCGCGAAATGTCGGCCATCAGTCTGGCATCAGCTAATATTGCAGCCATGCCAATCCCCGGCGCGAGGGTGGCCGCTGCTGCTTATATGGCCACTATGAGCGCAAAGGCAAAAGTGCAGGCCGGTATTAATACAGGCATCATAGTTGCTCAAACTGTTGCCAGTTCCGTAAGCTCAGGCAAACGCAACAAAAAAGAGGCTTATTATGATGGCGGTCCCACCGGTCCCGGCGGAAAATACGAACCCGCAGGAGTTGTGCACAAAGGCGAATATGTAATCCCGCAGGAAGGCACAAAAAACCCACAACTCCGCCCATTCATTGACATAATGGAAATCGCCCGCCGCAATGGAAGTTTAGCGCGGCTCGATCTCCGCCAAATCGTTCAAGCAATCCCAGCCAAAGGATATTCCGGTGGCGGCTATGCATCCCCCTCCTCAGTTTCCCCGCCTTCCCAAGGCGGGGACAGCTCACGGCCTGCCGGGAGCAGGGGCGGTTTAGACCCACAAATAACAGATCTCCTGAAACAAGTCCTCCAAATGACAAAAGAAATACGCGAAAACCCGCCGCGACTGCCTATCGACCAGTTTGAGCGCGAACGCAAAAAATATATCGACATCCAACAAAACAAAGGACTATGAGCGTAATATTATCAGGAATAACAAACAGTTCTACCCATCTCTCAGGAAACCCTATACAAATTTTGGTTATCAGTTCCGGCGCTCCTGCCGGGTCATCAGCCTATGAAGTTCTGCTGAAAATCGAAAGCAACGACGGCGAATTGGAAGGCGCACCTTTCATCGATGCTGACACCCCAGATGCCGATGGACTTGTAAAATTCGATATCAGCGCACTTGTCGATCAAGCCGTGAGCCGCTCTATATTTTGGCCTATACCAGGATTGTACGAAGGCAAATACCATGGCTACGAAAACATGATCTATGATGTGCACCTCACTGCGGGCGAAAAATACATCGATGCTTCAGGGGCATTGGTTGAAACATTTGGCCCCGCAGTAGGCATTTTTGTTGTAAAAGGAAAACTCCCGGAATATTTGCTTTCACAACTCAACGAAGTCGAAACAAATTGGAGCGAATATTTTTGCGACAGTAAACGATTTTTTTCGCTCATGCCGCGCATTCAATCCGTTTCGCCATTTCAGCCTGTGAAATTGTGGTGGAAAACAAACCAGCTTCAGGAGGATTTTACGCTCACAACCACTGCCTATTATTCCGATGATTCGATTGACATCCACATAGACAGCGCTATAGCCTACCGCCCTGCTTTGATGGAATTCGATGTTCAGCCTGGCCAGCTTGGTTTTGTATTGAAAGACGAAACTAAGTACCTGGTCAAATATACCTGTTCGCTGTTTGGCGAAACATTCACTTTTAACGTAGATTGGAAGCCTTACGAAAAGTACTATTACTTATTTGTTGACAACCAAATCGGTGGCATCGAATGTATCTGGCTCAAAGGCCGCATGAAATACGAACCCGAAGGGAAGCGTACTATATCGGCAAAACCCCGGCAACAGGGCGATGGGATTAAGATCCCCACGCTCAGGGTTTCGGGCAATTCACGCCAACGGAAATGGATAATCAACAGCGGCTATAAACCCGGCGAAATGCCCGGTTTGGATATCCTCCTCGACACGCCAAACGCCTGGTTAGCTTTGCCGCCCGATGACGGCGATACTACCGACATTCAGCGTTATTCGCTATACCCGGTGATCGTATCGAGCAGCAGCCTGGCATTGTTCGATGATATGAAAAACAACATGGACGAAATCGACATTGAACTAACCGAAGCCCACATGTAATGCTGACATTCACGCTCAATAACAAGCCTTTTATTTTGTCGACCGACACTTCGGTGCGATTGACATGGCGCAACCCCGCCTGCAATATCGATGAATTCCCAGGCGATGTTGGCCTTGGTGTTGATATCCCGGTGAACGACAACAACAGTGCCCTGCTCGGCCATCCCGGGCGGTTCAAAAAATACAAAAACTCCAACGACCGTGAGTTCCCTGGGTTCAAAATCCGTTATAGCGGATACCTGCTCATGTCGGGCACATTGGTCATTCAATCCTCTACCGATGAATCTTATTCCGGGTGGCTGCGCAGCACAGTTGGCAACCTGGGCAGCAAACACCGCGAAAAATACATTGGCGATATCGCCGCCTGTGCGCTCGACAATACTTTTGTCAACAAAGCAAATTACGATCCTTTAACAGATCCGTATGCCTGCCCAAAAATTTACAATCAGAAATTTTTTAGCGAGAAAAGCAAGAAAGTAACACTGAACCGGCCTGTAACCAACCCAGATTATGTGGATTTAAGTTGGTGGCAGGATGTTTGGAAAAAACAGCAGGATCCGTACATTAACGAACCTTATGAAACCGAAGAGCTAACAGAAGCTTTCCGCATGGCCGCCGCGTATTTTGTTAACGATACCAACCTTGATGGCACTGTAAAAGCACCTGTTTCTTCCTCAAAAATTGGCGAACTGCTTGGAAAAGCATCGCCATATATACCACCGCTGAAGGTAAATGTTGTTTCGCCAATGTTGTTTTTAAGTCACGTGCTTAAAATGCTTTTTCTCGATGCCGACATGGTGATTAACGACAATTTTTTAAAATCCCATCCTGATTTGAGCAAATTACTGATATATAACAATTACGACATCACAAATATGGATTTGACCCGCAGCAATCAGTTGGTTACGGGTACATTGATTGACAATATTACTGTCAGCTATGTATCTTTCGCTATCGATACAATAGTCCGTAATTATGCTGTCCCATTCAGGTACAAAGCTCTGCTGCCGCAAATCAAACTAAAAGATTTCTTGCTTTCTGTCCAAAACCTGCTCAATGTATTTTTCCATATCCGCCGCGACGGTAAAGTTGATATCATCGACCGTGAATCAATCCTCGATGCCCCGGCACTCGACCTTTCAAAATATATCGTGAACAAATGGAAAATGGGCGAACAAAAAAATACTTCGCTCAAATTCATGTTCGAACATGATAAGGATGACATGTATTTCCAGGAGCGTTGGGAAGATGTTGACGATTTGCGCGAAAACGAAGGCGATGCAGTTGAATCGCTGGAGCAGCTACAGGCGATTCAAAAACCATTCATTGGCGAAATCCGCTTTGTTAAAAACATAAACCTCTATTATAAATACGACTATATTCAGGCTGAACATGAAAACCCCCTGGTTGGCAATGTCATCCAAACCAATACTGTCGGGTGGAACTATCTTTCATCGGGCTTTCAGAATGGTTTCTACAACAAAGGACAGGAAGATAAAGAAGAAATAAAAACTTCGTTCAGTACGCTCATGGGCAGCCAAACCACGCTTGCCGAACAAAAAGGCAATATCAACACCATGAGGTTTGCCTATTCCAATTTCTCGCCACGCTTGCTTTTTTACACCGGGAACAATACCGCCAAAAATGAAACCGATAATATGGCGCTCGATTGGGAAAAGGAAACCAAAGGATTGCTGCAAACCCGCTGGCCAAATTGGTCGCGGTTCTGGTGCCAGCGCCAGCCCGTTGAAGGGCAGGCCACTTTTACCGCCAACATGATCGATTATGTGGTCCGCAACATCTTTCGCAAATTCCGTGGCGATGATGGCGAATTCATCATAGAAGAGCTCGAAACCGAATTCGGCATGAACGAAATCGGCATAACAACAATCCGTGGATACAAGAGCGCCGCAATCCCGAAAACAGTTCAGCTTACTGGAAAATGGGACCGTGGTAACTTAATCATCGACCGCACGCTCATTGATTTCACGCGGCTGAACACAGTGCTTGATTTTAATTTTGATTTGATAGGAAACTTATAAAAATATGAAAATATGAAAACAATTCTCTCCGGTACGTCCCGTTTGGTAGGCGCAATTTTTCACGAAGTGGATGTGAATTTTGTGGAAGTTTGCAACAGCATCCTCCGGATTGCTTATCCGGGCCTTACGCTGCAAAATTTGGCCGATAACAATTACGAACCCGCAGAACCGGTCGAAAACAATTGTTACCTGGTAACCGAAACCGGCACCGTTTGGGGCGTGGAAGTTGAAAAAGACCAAATAATCACATGGGGTGGCGCAGCCTGGGAAGTGCTGCCACACAAAATCACTGAAATAAACGCCGCCCTTCAGGAGCTTTTTTTCACTGCAGATAAAATTGCCCTGGCACCAGTTGCCGGCCTTATTGCTACCGATGTACAAGCCGCCATCGCCGAAATTACCGCCGTTCTGGTTGCCGAAGGGATGATAATAATTCCATAATTCATGCATTATAGCATTCACGCATTGATACTATGACAGATCCACGTCCATATTCAAAAAAAGAGCTCAAGCAGCTTTTCACAAACCTCAATCGAAAAGGCATTACCGACGATATGATGGAACGCCTGATCGAAACCCTGTGGCGCAATAAGTTCACAATGCGCACCAGCGGTTTTGCAAACACCGGTGGCCCCGATGCTGTGATTGCTTTTGACAATGCAACCCGCAAATTCAGCATCACGCCACTGGATCCCGAAGTGGAAACTTATGTGCCTCGATTCGCTTTCTATACCTATAACTATAGTGCCGAATACCATCAACGGCTCAACCCGGAAGAAATTGAAATCCCCAACGAAGAAGGGTTGTATTGCATCTATTACGATACAGAAGAATCGGACAGGGTGCATAAACTTTTTTATGTGAAAAACCCGGGCGAATTAAAGCTGAAGGATTTGTATTACACAAAAGTAATCGTATCGTTTGTTTATTGGGATTATGACGCACAAGAAGCCCTCCATTTTGGCGACGACCGGCACGGCTCCGAGTTAAATCCGCAGCTGCACTGGATTATTCAATCATCAGGGTTTGCAAAACGGTTTATGGATGGTGGGCTAACGCTGACCGATTATGTGATTAACGGCGATGGTTCAAGCAATTCGCACGTAAACTGGAAAGTAAGCACCGGTAAATTCTGGCATGGCGATTTTTTAATCGATATCCCGGTTGCCGGTGAATTAACAAACATTCCTGTCCTGTCCTGGAGTGCTGGGTTACCAAGGTTAAGCAACTCAGCGTTGCCGGTGGTTTATACATCCCGTTTAAACTTTAATCCGGACGGGGACAGCATAACTGCAGCAGCTTCCGGAAAATATGTAATGTACCATGCTTTTGCGACCAATGACCGGCTTGCCGGCCATCACGTTATTTCAGTAATGGGACGAAACCAGTACGAAACTTTGGCCGATGCCTATGCCGGCCTGGATGCTGAATTGCTTACCCTGTTTTCGCAAATGCCACAATCGGGCAAATGCTACCTGGCCACTCTTTTTTATGAAGTTGACGATACTTACACAAACGCCATGAAAGCCCGTTTGGTAAGTATCGCCGAGAGCACAATTTTTGTTGAAACACAGGGGAAGAATCATTCGCCGGTAACCATCGCAAACGATAGTAAAAATTACCTGTCGATTTCAAACAAACAGGTTTTGAGTTTAATTGTTGCAAACCTGCCCGGAGGATCCGGTACCGATGGCCGCGAGGTTGAACTCTCCACATCCGGAGGATACATTGTTTGGCGTTACGTGAGCGATATCGACTGGAATAATCTGGTAGCGCTTGCAACGTTGGTTGGTCCTCCCGGAGCGCCCGGAGCTGATGGTGATGATGGCCGCGAAGTTGAATTGCGCGAAAATGCCGGATGGGTAGAGTGGCGATACACCGGTGACGTAGTCTGGACACAGTTGTTTGAGATACCCGCAGGTGGAAGTGGTGGTGGTGTAATTCAGGCAACCGGAACATTACTTGCAGCCAATTGGGTTGCCGATGGAAGCTTAAATAAATACGTGCTTTCAAACGTAAACATCACAGCCACTTCTACGGTTGAAGTTATACCGGCCAATGCAGCCTATGATGTTCTGGTGGTGGCAGAACCAATGCCCGAAACTGTTTCAGCTTCCGGAAGTGTAACCGTTTGGGCGAAAAACATCCCAACAACAGATATTCCAGTAACAATAAACATAACAGAAACAGTATGAAAGGCGCATTTAGATTCCCAATGATAAAGATTGAAGGTAGTGGTGGTTCAGACCCAGATCCGGCGGTTTATTGCCCGGCGAATGGGTATATTTTAGAACCTGGTCAGGACCCTTACATACCTCCGGTAGATATTGGTACTCCCGGTAATGAGGAAATAATTATATTATGTAGTAATACAGAGGTAAAGTATCTTTCTGCAAAATGTGGTATGTCAAGTAGTGGTCAATGGTATGCTGAAGTTTATGATGGTAACGGGAATTATATAGAAACATCTGCAAATATGGTTAGTAATAATACTTATGCATATTCATTTCCAAGTGGTTATGACTATTTTATATTTAAGTTTAAAGCAGTAGGAACTTCTACATTTCTATCTTATATTAATGGTAATTATACATCGGCACCATTTTATGGTGATTACCCTATTTTAGAAGTTAAATTCAATACACCGAACATAACGACTTTGCAGAACGCTTTTTCTTATGTTAGGTCAATACGAAAAGTTACTTTTGAATGTACGTTGAATTCGCTTACGAACATGTCATATATGTTTCAATATGGTGGAATGAAATTATTTACATTTCCTACTTCACTGCCTGCTCTTACAACTGTGGCTTATATGTTTCAATACAATGGTAATATTGAGAAAGTTGATATGGGCAGTTCAAATGTTCCTGTATTGAGTTTGCTTAATAATATGTTTTATGCTTCTCCAAGTATTTATCAAACAATATTTCCAAGTTCAATGCCAGAAGCTACTAATTTTACTGGTTGTTTTTATAATTCAGGATTGACAAAATTAATGATGCCAACATCTGCACCAAAAGTAACTACATACAGTAGTTTCTGTAGAGGGTCGTCTATAACTGGTACTATTATAATTCCTGAAAGTTTAGTTTGTACAAATATTGATTCAGCATTTAATACGTGTTCTAAGGTTGAAAAGGTAATATTTCAAGGTAATTTTCCACTATGTACGGTGGCACAAAATATATGTGCCAATGCTTTTAAGATTACAGAATTTGAATTTCCAAGAACTATGGGTAATGTTAGTGGTGGAATTGGTTATGGCAACTTTACAAATACATATGAATTAAGAAAATTACGACTTCCTGATTATTCGTTAGAAACTATTCAATTTTCTGTAGTGGGTAGTGTAATGGGTAATAAAGTTGAACATTTTTGGGGTGATTTAGAATCTCCAAATGCATTTACTGCAAGAGATTTTTATTATCCTTATGGTTTGGTGAGTATAATTGACATGCCTTATTTTCAAGCATATAGATTTAACATTGGTTCAAGTAATGCTATTGCTCCCGTTACATATATTAATATTGATTGGGCAAGGTTTAACCCAGGCTCTTCCCCAGGAACACCGATTATTATTTCTGCTAATTTAGATGCAACTGAATTAAACAGGATTTTTACTTTGCTACCAATTGTTACTCCTGGGATGTATAATGTGGCTGTGCAATCTTGTCCTGGATATGCTACCTGTAATCCTGCAATAGCTACTGCTAAAGGTTGGGGAGTATATTAATAATAATCCATAAAATGGGATTTCGGAAACGGGATCCCATTTTTTTTTGTCCTTTTCCAACCCTTTACCGGCAGCTATCTTCACAAAAAAACAAACCTTTTTGAAGATGACACGCACAATCAACTTTATCTCGCTCTACACCGGAAATATCGCAACGGGTTTCGCGGCCACTGTTGCAGGGTATTTTGCCCCGGTAAAAGGCATGGCAATCGTTATGCTTTCTGCAATTATTATCGACCTGGTTTCAGGAGTTTGGGCTGCGCTGGTAAAACGTGAGGCCATCCAGAGCAGAAAACTGTGGCGCACGGCCTACAAAATTCTGTTCGCTTTTATAATCGTCAACCTCATGCATTCTATTGACAAGGAAATGGGCATTTCGGGCATCACAACCTCAAAAATAGTGGCCCTGTTCATTACTGGGTTCGAGGTTTGGAGCATCCTCGAAAATGCCGCAGTTATTACCGAACACCCCGTTTTTAAAATTTTGCAGAAATACATGCGCACCGAAGTAAAGCAGAAAACCGGAATCGACTTAAACGAAAACATACAATGAGGCCAATTATTGAAATCATCATCCACTGCTCCGCCACTAAGCCAAGCATGAACATCGGCGCCGACTGGATCCGCGAATTGCATGTTAAACAAAACAAGTGGCGCGACATTGGCTACCACTATGTAATCCAAAGAAACGGAGCCGTTGAAGATGGCCGCCCGGTTGAGCAAATTGGCGCACATTGCCAGGGCCACAACAGCGGCACAATCGCCATTTGCCTCGTTGGCGGGATTTCAAGCTCAGGGAAGCCGGAAAACAATTTCACGCCCGAGCAATTTGAGAGCGTGCAACTACTAATCAACGCACTTGTGGAGCAGTTCCCCAAAATCAAAAAATTAAGTGGCCACAACGAATACGCCAACAAAGCCTGCCCATGTTTTAACGTCCCCGAAAAATTAATGCTATGAAAAAATCAGCATTTTTTCTGTCAATTTTGTTGTTGGTGGCTTCCTGCCAAACCAAAAAACATTTCGCCAAAAGTGAAACCGAAATAAAAACAGCTTCAGTACTGAATATCACAAAAGAAGAGGTGGCAAAAACAGATACCCAAGCTGTTTCAACACTTGCCGGGAGCATCACAGAAACGGATAGCAAAGTAATTGAAGAAACGATCACTGAACTCAGCAAACCGGATTCGCTGGGGGTTCAGCACACCGAAAAAATAATTAACCGCAAAATTACTTCAGGGAAAAATAAAGAAACCAAAGTTGTTGAAACCGCTCAACTTGACCAGGCATCCGAGAACAAAGTAGTCGAAACAGAAAACCAGGTTACCGAGCAGCAACTAAGCAACGAAACCAAAGTGAAGACAATAGTTAGAAAATTCCAATCATGGAAACTTATTGCCGCTGTCATTGTACTTGCCGGTATTGCTTTTCTTGCCTGGTCCCGGTTTTTCCGCAGGCTTACCAACAAATTCAACTTGCTGTAAAATAAAACAGTTACGGGTGGCTGCCCAATTTACCCGGCGTTCTCAGAATTATTATCATTATTTATAACAATGTCCAGAAACATTGAATTCGATGATCCGAATCAATCATTAAATCAGACAGTTTGAATAATGGGTTTGTAAAGCGGGATGCAACCCATGCATCCCGCAAATGCAAGTTAAAATTTGTCCTTTCGTGTCAAGTGATTTCTAATGATATTCGATTTTCAAATATTAACAATTTAATTTTTACACCAATGAAAAAGATTTTGATTTTCATGACTTTCATTTTCGCGGTGGCCTGCTATGCTTCGCCTCCGCCAATTACTGTCCCGCAATTTCAAACTGACGAGCTTCAGTGTATAGTTCAGGACCAAGTTTCAACCGTTTACGCTGTTCAATATATCGCATTCGCGGATATCGGCGATTATGAACAGGTTGGAGTAACTAACTTGATTTCTGAAGAAGTTACTCCGATTAAGATTCCGGCAGCTCAGTGTATCGATAAAAGTTATAAAGGGAAGTACAATTTAACGAAGCCGCCTTCTGATAATAGGATGAATGCAGCTAACAGTATATTCCGGCAGAATTCAAAAATCAATAAACAAAATTCGAATTACGGTTATCCATTTGGGGCAGATTATCCTGTCCTTTCGTAACCACAGAAATAAAACCACCTTCACAATACCAAGAAAAGTTTTTTTTTCATAAGTTTGGTTTAATTAGTTTAATTCTGAAGCCGTTCCTGGGGGAACGGCTTTTTTCGTGTTCTTAATTTCCCCTCCTTTTCTTCTAAGGAGAGCTTATCCCGATTTTCTAAATATTTGTCCCGGAATTCTGGATTCTCAAAACAATTTTTCCTCATATCTCCCCATCTGCTCAATCAACATTTCATCTGTCACATGCACATATTTCATCGTGTCGGTTATTTTACTGTGGCCAAGTAATTTCTGCAACGCTGCCAAATCGTGCATGGTGGCCAGCCAGGTAGTTGCAAATGTGTGCCGTGCGCTGTGGTTGGTCAGCGGTTTGTAACACTCAGCTTCAGCAGCAATTTTCTTGATCGCAACATTCATTTTCTGCTCCGTAATGGGATGGAATAGCCTGTCATCGTCGCTATTTTCGTCAGAAATCAATTGCAACGCGTATTTCGTGAGCGGAACTTTTACCGGTGTTTTTTTGATGCCTTTGGTTTTAATAGGGTAATATATCAGCAGGTTATTGTTCACGTTGAACTTGTTCATGGCAATAAAATCCGAAATCCTGCAACCCGTGAAGCACATAAAAAGGAAGTGTCTCAAAACCTTCATTTGCCCAGGCAGCAATCGATTTTCTTTGTACAGCTCCCACATCCGCTTCAGCTCTTCAGGCGATAGGAAAACCATTTCAGGAGTTGTTTGCTTGGTCCGCACATTGTTGAAAGGGTTTTCTGTGATTATCCCTTTTTTGATTGCGATATTAATATAAGTCTTCAGCACTTTCATCGATGTGAACACCGAGTTGATGTCGTTTTTCCGCTCCGTTTTCAGCCAGCGCTTATAACTGTCCAGAAAATCGGCCGAAAAATCAGCAAACGCCAGCTTCGGCCTGTACAATTTCAGCTTGTTGATTTCCGAGTTGTGGTTTTTCCACGTCTGCTTCCTGATTTCCTTTTTCCTCTCGTTGATCGCTTCGTCAAAAAAAGCGTAGAAATCAATCCGCCTGGCAGGGTTTTTCCATTCGTTTTTCAAAGCTTCGGGCGTGAGCTGGATGTGTTGCAGCCGGTAGCGCACAAAAATATCGTTCATCAATGCCAGCGACTTTTCTATTATAAGGTTGTCATCCTTCACTTTTTGCGATTTCCCCTTGATCCGCAACGTTTTTTCATTGAAATCATCCGGCAAACAACTAACCCCAGTGTGGAATTTCAGCGATTTGTAACCCAAATGCACTATCAGGTACACCGTTGCTTCGCCATTTTTTTTGACCGAATTACTGTTTATGAACACTTTAGCGGAAGCCATTATTTTTGAATGAAAATTGAATGAAAACTGAAATTTGAATGAATTTTACTACCATTTTTCGTAAACAAAACCGCCGGAAACCTTTGCAAATAAAGGCTTCCGGCAGTATATAATTTTGTTTCAGTACCCGGGGCGGGAATCGAACCCGCACTCCGTTGCCAGAACTGGATTTTGAATCCAGCGCGTCTACCAATTCCGCCACCCGGGCTAATCTTTTGCCTGGCGCGTTTACCTCCCGATAGTTATCGGAACCGCCACCCCGG